CTTAAACCAATTGGATTATAGTTTTTGGTAGCAGGCCAGTGGAGGAGAGGATATGAAAACGTCGGAAGATGAATTTGATGAAAGGGTAAAGCGGTTTATGAAAGAGTCTGGTTGGGATAAATTAACCAGAGAGGAACTTGCGAGAGTTGTTTCTGTTCAACTTGAAGCTCTTGTGGAACAAGGCAAGGTAGAGCAGTTAGTGGGTGAAGATGGAGAATTTTACTACAAATCTAAGAAATAAGGAGATTAAAGCTATGGAAGGTAAAAAATCTTTTTTAATGTGTGTAGGGGTGTTCCTACTTGGTATGTTTGTGTTAACTTTGTGTGGGTGCGCAGTAACTAATGAAACTACGGTGAAAACCAATAGCTCTGAGTATAATGCCGCCGTTGGCTTTGGAATAAAATGCGAAAAGTAACTGGAGAAAAAAAATTGAGTATAAAAGAACATTTTAGTCGTATGTTGATAACTCTGGGTTGGGCTACTACGGTGTCTGCCATAACACTTGTTATTTATTGGATGTGTAAAGTCACCTCTTTTTCAGGTGGATAATAAAAAAAATAATGGGGAATTTATGGATTCTATAATCGCAGGGTTAGCTGCTTGGTTTATTGAATTAAGTATAATGGGTTTATTTCTGTATATTCTGTATAAAGAAGAACAGAAGGTTTATAGGGAAAGAGAGAGAAGAAAGAAGGAAAAATATAATGAGTGAATCAAAGTCCATAAATAGAATTATTGTCGATTGCGATGGGGTGATAGCATCAAAAGATCATGGTGGGGAATATGCAAAGTCATCCCCATTACTTCATGGAATAGAACAGGTGAATAAACTGTATGATCTGGGTTATGAAATAGTTTTATACACGGCGAGGTATGGTGATAGGGAAAACGGAAACATCCACCTTCAGTATGGTCGTGGGTATAAAGAATGGACGGAGTGGCTTGATAAACACGGTGTGAAATATCATCACGCTTTCATGGGAAAACCCGCAGGTGTTCTTTATATTGATGATAAAGCCGCTAGAGTGAACGGGGATGATGAAGCGGGATGGTTTGATGTCTGGAAAGAAGTGGACGAACTAACTGGTAAGGATAAGTATGGAAACTTTTACACAGACGAACAACAGAACTACTGGGATGGATTTGTAGGTTAGTATGCTAAGATTCTGTTATGCTAGATTGGTGAGAGAATCTACCAATAGTTACCTAACGCTTGCAAACCATGTTGTGGCTTGTACTGTTGAGGAGTGGGAAGAGTATGCAGAGGACTTTCTTCCTGACTGGGAACTTATACAGTGCACAAATGTTAATATAGATATTACAGACTAAACAAAGCCTGTGCAGGGCTTAACCGTCACGCCTTTTAGGGTGACATAATTTCTTGCTTTAATAAGGAGAATGATTATGAATAGTTTAATTACTAGAGATAAACAATTTTTTAACGAGTTCTTTACTCACACAATAGGATTAGATACATTATTTAACCAGCTTGTCAGAGGCAGTCAGGTTAATAATAGCAACTTTCCTCCCTATAACATTATTAGGGATGAGAATAAAACTTTTGTAGAGTTAGCTCTTGCTGGCTACAGTAAGGATGACGTTACAGTTGTGGTTGAGGATGGAGTTCTCTCCATAGAGGCCGCAGGGTATTCGGAACGCAAGGGCGATAATGACATTCATCGTGGCATTGCTTCTCGACGTTTTAAGAGAAGTTTTAGACTCGGTGAATATGTCGAAGTAAATTCGGCTGAACTTAAAGATGGTATGTTGACTGTAGAGCTGGAGGAGGTATTGCCGCCAGAGAAACAGCCAAGAACCATCGAAATTAAATAGTTTAATACCCTGCACAGGTTTTAAATATAATGAAGAAAAAGTGGAGTAGAATGGCGCTATATACTATAACTATCACAATGATAATGTATGCTTTAACTGGGGTGTCTTGTATAAGGGATAAAGATTACCCACACGCTGTAATGTGGTTTGCTTATGGTCTAGCTAACTTTGGATTGCTCTGGTATGAAGTTGATAAAATAAAGGGGCGTTCATGAGTAGGCTTTTTGTTTGGGACAAAAGGTTTTTAGATTCGGCAGAGCATACATCAAGGTGGTCTAAAGACCCATCCACGAAAGTTGGGGCTGTTATAGTTGATGAAGAGAGGCGCGTTGTTTCTGTTGGATACAACGGTTTCCCAAAGGGTGTTGATGATAATTGCAGATTGGATAATAGAGAAGAGAAATATAAAATAATAGTGCACGCCGAGTGCAACGCTGTTCTCTTTGCCCAGAGAAATCTAGAGGGCTGTACAATTTACACTTATCCATTCATGCCCTGTCCTACTTGCGCTGGAATAATAATACAATCTGGAATAGAGAGGGTTGTTTCATATGCTAACACTAATAAGAGGTGGGAAAATGACTTCAAAATATCTAGAAGTATATTTTCCGAGGCTGGTGTTAGAGTTGTAGAATATACTAAAGGTTTTTTTGAACAAGTTGATATAGATATTTAGTGATCGCCTTGGCTTTAGGGGTGTCTCTCCAAAACAAGTCGGGTTATAGTTTTTTGGCGCTGGCCAGTGAAGAGGTTAAAAATGAAATTTAAACTTAGTAGAGAACAATTGAATTACGCTTTAAATTTAGCTGTTAGAAGGCATGACGCTAAACATTCGTCATTTAGAAATAAGGATGTGGAAGCGTTTAGGAATGAAAGTAAAAACAAGCTTTCTGAAAAATTCAAAGTTGACCATCAATATATGTCGCACTTCTTGGGGGTTATCGGTGAGCTTGGATGGTCTTTGGTGACTGGCGATACGATTGATGAAAATATATACTCGGTAAGAGATGATGGGCAGGACTTTGAGGGTGTAGAGGTGAAGACCATAACTTACATGGGAGCGGGTGAGCCTGAGCTTAAAATAACCCTAAAAGAATATCAGCAGAGAAAGCCCCCAGAACTGTATGTGCTCACTAGGTTTAATTTAAGAAAAAACGAGATAGATGTTCTCGGTAAGATAAGTAGGGAAACTTTTGATGAAGTGAAGACAAAGAAGCGATATGGGTACAATAAGCCGATGAACTACATTGTTCCCCTGTCTAAGATGCAGACGGTATAATTTTAGAAAATTGAAAAATTTTGCTGTACTTTGGCTCGGTAGATGATATAATGTTATGTAGAGTTTCGGTTAACTGTGGACTCTGGCCAAAAAAGGGCATCGGATTATTTGGGTAGCACGTTTGTGTCCTTTTAATCAGGTTTTCACCTTTATCCAGCGCAGAAAAACTTTTAACCAGAGCAGCATAATATTGTTTGTAAGGCTCAGGCCAGCGAGTAGCCAAACTCGCACAAGACACTCAAGTGTCCCGACCCTGATGGATTCACAATCCTTGCCGTTCAACAAAATTTGAAACAAAAACCAAGCACTGCTGAGGAGCAACTTGGTCGGGTCATAGCGAAAGCTTTAAGTTTTGAAATTGTTGGAGCCTTAATCCAGAAAACTCACAAGTGAGGGATGCTTATGACCCTAAAAACCTGTGGATTAGTTTATTTTTTAATTTAATGGAGATCTAGCACATGGCGGCGATAAAAGACATGGCAGAAGCGCATCTCAGAAATGTGCAGCAACAAATCACTGATTTGCAAACGCAGCGTCAGAGAATTGAGGAAGACATTCAGAAGTTGAGCGATTATTTTCAGCAAGGGGTTGCTGAACTCAACTCTGACAATAACGTTGATAGTGGAGAACCCTCTGTTGAGGCAGAAGGCTCCGCGCCTTTGTTTAACGCTACAACAAATTCTGAGGAGGATTAGTAATGAAGAGTAGTGAGTTTTTTAGCCAACTGTCTCAAGTTTCGACCACATACAACTGGTCTCTAACTGACAGTAACACAATCATCGGGGAAGGAAGAAGGGGAAAAGCCAAAGGCGTAACCTTTAATCCGATCACGGCGGTTGCGTTCCGAAAGGGACATGGGACTTTTGGTTCTAACAAACGTGAAACTTTGAAGGCTGGAAGGGCTCTTGGTCTTGACAGTACCTTCACAAATAATTTATATCAGGCGACGACCAACTATTCCAATAGAGGTCATAGCCAAGTAGTACGAGGAAGAATTAGAACAGCACTGGAGCTTTAATATGAATGTAAATGTATGGTTAGGATGTGGACGTTTAACTAAAGATGCAGAGGGTAGTGTCACAAAGAAGGGAACTTCTATGACCAAGTTTCGCATGGCGGTCAACGACAGACGAAACGATGATACCCTTTTTCTGAACGTCTTGTGTTTTGGCAAAATGGCCGAGAGCCTTGAGCAGCACCTTATTAAAGGGCGGCTCGTTTCGGTTCAAGGCAAGATTAAGGTAGATGAGTATGAGGACAAAAACGGAAACCCAAGAAATTCCGTTTGCGTTATGGCTGATGAGATTTCACTTGGCCCTCAAAAAGGTGGAACAGAAACCACCTCCGAAGCTACGGGTACTAGTGAGGTCGCTGAAACTGCACCATTCTAGTCTAAGTATGTTTTAAGGTCTTGCCCAGCCTTGCTGGTTGTCTCATGCTTCGGGGCCAGCTAAAGTGGGCTTTTTTTATAGGAGTAAATAAAAATGGCGAAATCAAGAACTGCAACAAGAGGCAGGCATGAAACAGGCAAAACAATAAATACCAAAAGCTGGTTTGGCAGCCATTCAGAAATGGTTGTAGAAGAACTAGAGGGTGGAAAAGTAAAGTGCGAAGACGAAAAAGGTTTTTATATAACAGAAAAAAGAAATCTAGATAGCGGCCTAGCAGACCCAAATAGATATTCAACTAAGAGAGGTGTATAATGCACAATCCAATAGACCCCATTATCCCATTTATCATAGGTAAACTTGCTATTTGTTGGATAGCGTACCATTTTATTACCTACTGGTTTGATAATACAGATTACTCAATGTTCGATTCACACCAAGAATCTGAAGACAATGATATGGATGCTTTTATTGCTTGTGATGCAACTGATGATCCAGCGGCCTTTATTTGGTTTCAAGATCAAAAGAAGGGAAACTGATGGTTAATTGGAATGAGCTAGTAAAAAGGGTAAAAGATAAAGGTACTCTTGTCAATTTCTTCTGTGAAGGACATAAGACCGTAGAGACATTGCCAATATCAAAACCTATGCTCATAGACAGGAAGTTTGATTCCGTCCTAGATTTTGGATGTGGGATTGGTCGAAACTTTCCGTACTTCAAAGCAATATCAAAAAAGCTCTACGCATATGATCTCCCTGCCGTACTGGAAAAATGTGTGGAGTTTCAAGGTGAAGAATATCTAAAAGGTGTTGAGGTAGTCCCAGACATAACAGGGTTTGACAAGAAGGTGGATATAGTATTTGCCCTTTTTTGTTTTCAACACTTCTGTGATGCCGAAGAATTAAAGGTCGCACTCGAAAACCTAGCTAGGATTTCTGATAATTTATATGTCATCGGAAGACCCTACATGGACGACATGAAGAGAACCAATGTTTTTGAGGTTTTGAAATCCTCTCCTTTTAAATACACTATCGAAAGCAGCGACTCAGACCTAGAGAAAAAAGAGGGCGAAGGGACATACGAAATCTTACTTTCGCAAAAAGAATCGTCAGAGATAGTAACAGACAACGATGTTATCTTTAAGTCTTATGCAGACGCAGTTGTTGACATTAAAAACTGGTGCAAGGAAATAAATTTTCCTATTACCCACGTTTGTGGGCTACCAAGGTCTGGGTGTTTTATAGCTGGGGTTATCGGTCACCATTTAAATATACCAATAGTCCCCATAGAAAATGTAATAAAAGGAAACGCTGACTACTTTAGGCTTAAAACATCTCGACCAATAAATGCCAGTTCTGAAAAACCTAATATATTAATTGTAGATGACACATCTTGGAGTGGACACACAATCAGAGAGACTAGGAAACTTCTCGAAAACCACAGTCACCTGAACATAAAATATGGCGCACTATATTGCAGCCAGACACAAAGCAATTTACTGGACACCAACTATCAGATTTTTCCATCTTTTTTCCATACGTTTGAGTGGAACTTTGCAAGAGATGTTATATCAAAACATTGTCTTTTTGACATGGATGGAGTTCTCTGCGAAGATTGCCAAGACGACTCTGTAGAATCCAAGTACCTAAAATTTTTACGTGAAGTCAAGCCGTTATACCTACCCAAATATAAAGTTAAAAAAATAGTTACGGCAAGGATGGAAAAGTATAGGGAAGAAACCGAGGAGTGGCTTTCAAGACACGGTGTGGAATATGAAGAACTGTGCATGATGCCGTGTGAAACCCATCAGGAAAGGCAACAGATCGGCTTCGGTAGATGGAAGGCTCTAAAATACATAGAAGACACATCTGCAAAGTTATTCATTGAAAGTGATATACTTCAGGCTGTTGAAATAAACCAAATAACCGGCAGACCAGTTCTGTGCGTTGAGGACATGAGGCTGTTAGCATGAAAAATTTTATATACAGGCGGTTTCCAGAAGCCCTTTTTCCACCAGAAAACCCGCAAAACTATTACAGAAGAGTAGTTGAGGGGTTGAAAGTAGCGCAGGAATCAAGAGTAATCATCACTGGGATTTGCAGAAATATCAACCCTGTCCTAGAACAGACAATGGCGAGGCTAGAAAAAACCGTGTCGCTATTTTGGGACTGCCGCGTGGTTTTATATGAAAACGATTCAACAGACGGTACATCAGAAAAGCTACAAGAGTATGCAACAACAAAAGACTGGCTTGTTCTGTTACAGGAAAATACAGGGCACAAACCGTTTGATAGAACCAGAGAAGTAGAGAGGGCTAAATATCTTGGGTCACTAAGAAACAACTGTATGGATCACATAGAGAAGTTCTACCGTGGCTGGCTATATGGTGGTATTGTTGATTACATAATTGTTTTAGATCCAGACTTAGACGGCGGATGGTCTTACGATGGAATATTACACAGTCTGTCATACGACGGCCACAGCACTTGGGATTGCATGTCTGCAAACGGTATAGCTTTCAGAAATATAAACGTCACTAAGCATGGGAAAGAGGTCTACGACGACTATCAAAGGCTATTTTTTGATACTTGGGCGTACAGAGACTTTGGAGATGAAAAGCTACAGCCAAGCGAGATGCTAAACCTCTACCAGTTCGACAGGGGAGAAGAGCCAGTAAAGGTGTTCTCAAATTTTAATGGTCTAGCTATATACAAAGACAACTTTCTCAAGTACAGATACGATGCGCATGAAAATGAAGACGGCACAGTTACTAATGAGCACTCTTTCATACATAAAAAAATGAGAGAGGATGGCTGTAAGATATATCTAAATCCAAATCTAATCACCCTATATTCCCCAACGGAGTATAGCATAAAATTCTGAGGTAATAATGTTAAACATAGTATCACCAATTAATCAATTAGGGTATGGGATAGCGGGGTTAAATCTCTGCAAGGAGCTTGACAAGATAGACCCTATAGCACTCTGGCCTATTGGACACCCAGAAGTCACCAATGTGGATGATCGCAAGGTGGTCATTGAAATGTTAGAGAACGCAAAGATGCCAGACTTTAGGGCTGACTGCATAAGAATTTGGCATCAACACGACATGTCTCAATTTGTTGGACATGGCCTAAAAGTGGGGTTTCCAATTTTTGAGCTTGATAATTTTAATCAAATAGAAAAGCATCACTTAGGGCACTTAGACAAGATTTTTGTGTGCTCAGAGTGGGCAAGACAGGTCGTTGTTAGCAATCTACCACACACCCCTAATGATGTACATGTTATACCCCTTGGTGTTAACCAAAAGATTTTTAACGAAAAATCAGTTGACAAAGAGGAAAAATCTGGTACAATATTCTTTAACTGCGGTAAGTGGGAGGTTCGCAAAGGACACGACATACTAATAAAGGCTTTTGAGCAAGCTTTTACCAAAGATGACGACGTTGAGCTTTGGATGATGTGCCAAAACCCTTTTAACACAGAAGAGGAGGAAAACAGGTGGATTAGCCTTTATAAAAATTCTCCTCTAGGAGAGAAAATAACCATAATCAATAGAGTAGAAAGCCAAGAAGAGGTGTATAATATAATGGCTAACGCTGATTGTGGAGTTTTCCCGTCTAGGGCGGAAGGGTGGAATTTAGAGCTTCTGGAGATGATGGCTTGTGGAAAACCCGTTATAACAACAGATTATTCTGCTCATACTGAATTTTGTACTAAAGAAAACTCTTTCTTGGTGACGATAGATAAAACATATCCCGCCGCTGACGGCAAGTGGTTTGATGGAAAAACAGGGGAATGGGCTTTTATTGGCACTAATCAAATAGAGCAAATATCTGAACACATGAGGTTTATTCACGAAAATAAACCAGACAACCCTTCTGGCCTAGAAACAGCCAAAGAATACTCTTGGAAAAATTCAGCTAAAAAAATAATGAAAGAATTAAATGTTTGACTTTTTTAGAAGAAAACAAAAGGTGGAGGAACAGCAAGAAACTACAGACGATGTTTCAGCCTGCATAACATATTATGTTAAATCAGACGGCGTTCCTATGGTTGACATTCAGATGTCAGATCATGAGGAATCAACAGTAAGGGGTATGGAGAAGCTTCTTATGGGATTGATGGACGCAGACTTTTTTCCAGATACCCTTGAGATGCTTAAAGATGGCCTCGAAGAAATTGACCAAAACCAGCTTTTTATAGCGATAGCCACAAGAATAGCACTAGAAAGAGTCCAAAAAAGATTATTAGAACAACATCTATTAGAAGGGGGTAATACAGAAGAAGGAGAAAACTCAACAGAGGAGCCTTGCATCAAGCCTTCTGACATCTTATAAAAATGGAGACAGAACTATGTCTAAGAAAAAAGTGGGATGGCAAAAATATGAAGATGTTTTGGAAAATCAATTATCGTCGCCCTTTATACAAACTATATTAGAGCAAATTAATCCACAGCCAGACTTAGAAGAATTAAGGGGGGAACTAGGCGAAGAAGAAATAGAATACTTACAATCCTTAGAGACAACAACTCAGCCAATAGTCAGCATTTCCGAGGAGCTTATCAATGATCTTTCTATGATAACCAACTTTGATTGCTGGGTAGGGCACACAAACTTTGATATTACTCCATCTGTAATGCGATCTCTAGACAAAGTTAGAGGGGTGGAGATACTAAAAATCTGTAGTAGATATAGGTTTTTCGTAGGCATAGGAAAAATGTTTGACTTCAAAAGTGTTAGAAAGTCAATAGAGGAAAAAATATTGAAATAGGAGTTGTTAATATGAATACTGGAACCGTTGAAATAAACCATAAAATTGAAGAGGCACTCAAAGATAGTGATATAGTTAATATCATGAATAAGGCATCTGGCTCCTTCTGCTCGCAATTAGACAAGGACGAGATTTACACTTGCCAGCTAAATGCTCTGTGGAAAGCCCTTTGCAACCATGATGAGAAAAAAGCCGCAAAATTCACGACATATTTATATAATGGCGTGAGGATTGAGTGCATAAGGGAGGTTAAGTTCAAGAGCAAAGCTCATCAGCACTCCTACTCCGACGTAGAGGAGAATAGAAACCACTTCTTTAGTGCTGAACTATTAGACGAAATAGATAAGTGTCCAAATAGCGAACTTCTTGTGGACAGAATGAAAAACTTTACAATCAAAGAGATTGCCGACAGGCATGGCTGCAACAGAGAAACTGTGCGTAGAAAAATCAAAAAATCGGTAAAATCGTTGCAAAAAAGATTGATTTAAGTGTATAATAGACTAGGACATTTAGGATTTTGTTATGGAAGTGGATTCATAATTTATAGTTATTTTGTTTTTTTATTGAGGAGAAAGAATTATGGCAATTCAATCTGCTTCCGGTAATTACGGCGTATCCGCCAGAGCTGATGGTTCGGACATCAAAGGTGGACTAAAGAACGATGGCGCAACCATCCTTAATGGTGGAAACGCTGATGTAACAGACGAGTTGGGTCAACCCCAACCAGTCACTGTTGTTAAAAGATTAGACCAAATGGCCAAACATCCAGAGCATTTCTACGGCGGTAGAGTCGTTATGCAGTCTGGTATCAATGGCGCTGATCCTCAGATCGGTGTTGCAACAGCAGTTGGCTTTAGTGCTGGTCAAGAAGCAACGGGTTCTGGAACTCTAGCTTTCAATCCAGACCCTGCTGATCGTACAGCCTCAGATCCCCAATTTATTATCAGGGGCGTGGCTACTACCATTAATAACACTTCAAATACCACGTTACAATCTCGCGGTAGCACATATCGTGTTTCAGATGGTTCAGCCGCTGAAAAAGCTGTTACCACCAGTGTCCAGCAGGGTGCTTACGCCTCGGCAGAAATTGATGTCTTGGCTCAACCCGCAACGGGAACACACCCAGAGCGAACCAAAGGTGCAGGTGCTGGTACTGCGTACAACCTCAACACAGCTTCCGGCTCTTACGGTACTGGACTGTCTGAGGACGTTAGAGTTGGACGCTCATTTGGTGGCGGTATCAACTTCATGCAAGGTGGGGCTGTATCAAGCGGTACAGACTACAAGCCTAGAGACACGTATGAAAGCTAAAGCACTTTGAGAAAGACCCTGTACGCCTTGTATCGAGTCACCCCTTGATCTAGGTGTGCAGGGTATTTCACTTCCTTGACGCAAGCAACTGCCAACATAGGAGAAGCAAAGTGCAGCATAATGATATAGTAACAGTCCTAACAATATCCGGCAGTCTACTAAGTTTTTTCGCCATACTTTGGCATAAGTTCCTGAGACCGGTAACAAAATTTATAGACAAGCACGATCAGTTAGCAGAATCGGTAGAAGCTATAAGGAAGGAAATAACAATCAATGGAGGGGGCAGCTTGAAAGATCAAGTTGTTGGACTTCACAGTACATGCAATAGGATAGAGAGCAGACAAAAAATAATAGAACAGAGAACTAAAGCGGCCTTACACTATAGCCCGTATGCTCTGTTTGAAACAGATCAAAAGGGTCGCCTAACATGGACAAACGAGCCTTTTTTCAAGTTGACTGGACAAACCCTATCTGACATCAAAGGGTTCGACTGGCTGACTTATATAGACGAAGATGAGAGGGAAGACTTTTTCTCTGAGTTCAAGTCTTGTATAGACATGAACAGGAAGTTTTCAAAAGATGTTAAGACCTCCGATGGACAGGAAGTAAGGATGACTGGTTATCCTTATAGGTTAAATGATCAGGAACAAGGCGGTTTTTTAATAAGCATTATAGAAGCTTAGAAAGGTAATTATTATGGGCGAAAAAGTTAAAGCGCTAGTCAAGTCGAGAAGATTCTGGGTTGGAGTAGCTGGCATGGTTGTCATCTGCGCTGACGCAATTTTGGGAGAAGGAACTGTCAATCCCGACACGGTTCAACAGGTTGTATTGTTAGCCGCCGCATGGATTGTTGGTGACTCGCTAAGAGTTACAGAATAACTGCCCGTCCTAGGCGGGTTTAGGAGACAAGAGAAGAGGAGTCGCTCACCCGCCCTCTTTTCTGTCTCCATTTTTTATTTTCATACAAATTATATGATTTGACTGTATTTTTAGCGGTGACAAGGCTATTATATATTGACATACAGGAAGATTGAACACAACTAAGAAGGACGGAGCATGTCTGTAAAATCATTGATGAGTTACACCTTTGTTTCTAAATACGCAAGGTGGATACCAGAAAAAAGCAGAAGAGAAACTTGGAAAGAATCAGTTGACAGAGTAATGAACATGATGTACGAGAAGTACCCCGAAATAAACGGGGACATTTCTTGGGCGTACAACATGATGCACAAAAAGAGAGTGCTTGGTTCTCAGAGAGCACTCCAGTTTGGCGGAAAGCCAATATTCAAACATAACGCTAGGATGTACAATTGCATAGCGTCGTACATCGACAGGGTTAGATTCTTTCAGGAGTGCATGTATCTCCTCCTGTGTGGCTGCGGAACAGGCTTTTCCGTGCAGAGACACCACATTGATAAACTCCCCAACCTTGTTAAGAGTAAATCAGGAACAAAAAAGTTTGTAGTCCCCGACAGTATAGAGGGGTGGTCTGATGCGGTTGGTGTTCTAGTTTCTAGCTACTTTGAGCAAGACGAGTTGTTCCCAGAGTACACAGGTAAAACTGTCAACTTCGACTTCTCCGAAATAAGACCGGCTGGGTCTTTTCTAAGTTCTAGTTCTGGCAAGGCTCCCGGCCCAGAGCCGCTAAAAAAAGCGTTGTCTAGCATCAAGAAAGTGTTAGACAGATCTCTCAAGAAGACCGAGTTTGGCCCAAGAATACTAGACCCAATTGACGCTTACGATGTTGTCATGCACAGCGCAGACGCAGTAATTAGCGGTGGTGTTAGACGTAGCGCAACAATCTGTCTATTCTCTCCAAATGACGAAGAAATGGCTCAGGCTAAAACCGGCAACTGGTTTCACGAAAACCCCCAAAGGGGCAGATCAAACAATTCCGCGCTTCTGCTTAGAGACAAAACCAGTAAAGCTCAATTTTCAAAACTAATGAAATCTGTTCGTGAGTTTGGCGAACCGGGGTTTGTCTGGTCGGACTCAAGAGAGCTTGTAGTTAACCCATGCGTAGAAATTGGGTTATATCCTGTGGACGAAGAGACAGGCGAAACTGGATGGCAAGCCTGCAATTTAAGCACAATCAACTGTTCTAAAATAGAAACCGAGGATGATTTCTACGAGTCCTGCAAGGCGGCTGCTATAATTGGAACTCTTCAGGCTGGCTTTAACGACTTCCCGTATCTAGGAGAAGTGAGCGAAAGAATTATAGCCAGAGAAGCCTTGCTGGGTGTTTCGATGACGGGAATTATGGATCGTCACGAAATATGTCTTGACCCAGATATACAGAAAAAGGGAGCCAAGATTATAAAAGAGGCTAACAGGGAAATGGCTAAGAAAATTGGTATAAACGCAGCAGCCAGAACCACCTGTATAAAACCAGAAGGTACAACCTCTTGTGTGCTTGGCACTAGTAGTGGGATACACCCACACCACGCAAAAAGGTATATCAGGCGTGTTCAAGCAAACAAAATGGAGCCAATATATCAATACTTCAAAACAATAAACCCAAGAGCTTGTGAAGAATCCGTGTGGTCTAACAATGATGCTGACGAGGTAATAGAATTTTGTATCGAAGTAGCAGCAGGATCAAAAACCAAGAATCAGATTGGAGCATTGGAGCTACTTGACTATGTAAAGTCCACTCAGAGAAATTGGGTTATCCCCGGAACTAATAAGGCTAAGTGTGTACAGCCTTGGATAACACACAATGTGTCTAACACGATAAATGTGAAGCCCAGCGAGTGGGAGCAGGTAGAGAATTTTATATACAAAAACAGAAACTTTTTCTGTGGAATATCCCTACTGCCCATTACTGGGGATAAAGACTACCCGCAGGCTCCATTCACAGCAATTTACCTACCTAGTGAGCAAGTCAGTTTTTACGGCGATGCCTCACTGTTTGTTAGTGGATTAATAGAGGTTGCTCTAGACCTATGGGAAGACAATCTCTGGGCTGCTTGCGACATACTCTTGGGGCTAGGAAAAAGACCCAAGGGCTCGTCTAAGAAAGGCTGGGTCGCAAGGTGTAAGAAATTTGCTGACAAATATTTCGACGGAGACATAAGAAAGTTGACCTACTGCATGAAAGATGTTTACAACTGGAAGGAGTGGGTTGACCTCAACCGAGAATATAAAACAGTTGACTTTACAAAAGTTATAGAAGAAGAAGATAATGTTAAGCCTGAGCAGTCGTGGGCTTGCGCGGGTGGAAGTTGTGACATAATCTAGTTTGTAGCTGCCAAACCAATTGGAT